TATATTTTACGAAACAAAAGCTGTGGGGAGTGGCATTGTTGCTCCTCACTTTTTTAGTAGCTGTTTGGTCTGGTGGAGATATGACAGCAGGAGTTCTCACAGTTCCAATGAGCTTAATACTTATATTTTCAAAGAGGAGGTGGTTGCTATGAGCATTAGAAGTTGGCTTATATTTTGTGTATTTGTGTTAATTATGGGTGTTGTCGATCTGACTCTTTGTATTATTAATAGAGAAGAGCGTCGTAAGGAGGATAAGAAAAATGATTAAATTCACTGCAGTGTCTATAGTTTTATATTTGGTGAATCTGTTTATGATAAAGGTACATTTCAAGAGTCCGTCTGCCAATGTTCGGTATGCATTGGATGTAGAGAAGAGTTGGGAGAAGAGTTGGGAGAAGATTTGGTATTCTATAACGGCTTTGTGGTTAGTGCTGAATATTCTGTGCGTGGCAGTAACTGCTATTAAACTGATATTTATGTATTTATAGGAGGTACGCTGAATGATTAAATTATTGGTTATTTTATTTTTAATTATGCCAGTGACATCTATATTAAAAAGTTTCGTTTCGGATTATGATAAATGCTATTCTGAAAGAGAAGATGAAGGATATGCTGTGTTTGGATGTTGCCATGGTCTTGTCGGCGGAAGTCGGAACACCAATTATTTGCAGGAGTTTTGTATCAATTGTCCGTATTTAGTATTGCTAGACAAGGAGGATAAGAAAGATGATTTGTCCTAGGTGTGGTGAAGGTAGAGCAGTCGTTAAAGACACTAGAGATGTTGAATGCGGAGAGGTTAAACGTTTCCGGAAATGTGATAAGTGCGGGTATATCTTCCATACGTATGAAATAACAGAAGACGAGTATTTTGATTTGATACGAATACGGAGAAAATATTTGGAGGAAACGGGAAATGATTAAGATTATAAACAATATTTATAAAGAAAAATGTCAGAACTGTCAAAAGTGTTCGCCAGAATTAACCTGCACTAAATTTTACGGTGATAATAAGGTCGTAACAACTGTAATAAGCGTATATTGTGCAAATTGTGATATTTGTGATGAGATTGAACTGTATTTGGAAGGGAGGAAGGAAGAGAAATGACTTTATATGTAGTTCATGGAAATACCTATTACGACGGATACGGACATATCGAAAATATATTCGGTATCTATAAAAAAAAAGATGAGGCGGAAGCCGCTAAAGATCTAACGATCAAAGAACTTTATGAAAAAGAAATTGCAAGAGGCTGGATGTCTATAGTTGACGATATATCGGACATTGAAGTAGATATTCTGGAAATTGAATCTGACAAACTTGTTGATATTGAGTTAGGAGGTTATTGTGAATGATTGATAAACAGACTATCTTTGAATTAGCTAGAAAAGCAGGTTGCGACATAGACGGTGACATACTTTGTATTGACGGAAAGAAATATTTTGTTGATGAGCTTAGAGGAATCGTGGAGGAGATTATAAATGATTAAATTAGAAAATGTAGTTCTGGCAAGTCCAGAGCAGATGGAGTTTATTATTGAAGGAATGCGAAATCCTATGAACTCGTGGGAGAAGAGTGATAGTGAAAAAGAGTTTACAAACGCAAAATGGCCAGAAGAAATGTTTATATTAGGCGAAAACGATCACTCACTTATGCAGCGTCTTTCCAATGCCGGTACAGAGCATCGTAAGTATATGAGAATGATGTCGGTGTATGTGAGAATCACAGCGCCTTTATATTGGTGGAAAGAATTTGATACATATAAAGTTGGTACAGTTGCAAACTCCTGTAGCACGATGCATAAAATTGCTGAAAAAGAGTTTACGCTGGATGATTTTTCGTGTGAGCATCTTGGTGTATTTATTCCGGCTGAAAAAAATGATGGCATTGAGAATTACCAGAATCTATGGATAGCGACACTAGAGGAGATTATCGACTCTTTGAATGTTGCTCGTACTTTGTACAACCGAGAAACTGATCCAAAACTTAAGAAAAATTATTGGTGGCAGATGATTCAGCTTCTTCCGAGCAGCTATAACCAGACTCGTAATGTTATGCTGAATTATGAGGTTCTGGCGAATATTTACAGACAGAGGAAGAATCATAAGCTGGATGAGTGGCGAGAGTTCTGCAAATGGATTGAGACTCTTCCATACTCCGAGTTGATTACTGTAAAGAAAAAGCCGTTTTCAGTTTTATCGCCTATGTTGGAACCTGGGTATATGTATGCTCAGAATGAATGTATTAATCCAGATGTTGATCAAATATCTGAATATTTAAAGACGCTTTGGTTGAGACGATAGAAATGTCTGACGACACTGACCGTGATACTTTATTGAAGAAGGCTATGAAACAAGGAGGTAAATATGGCGAAAATAGTTGATAGCAGCATGGACGGAGAATTAACGATTAAAGTCAAGGCGGCATTAACCGTGGATGAAGATACGTTTGATACTTGTGTAAATATTATGATGATTTATGCAAGAGAACACGGCATAAAAGGAATGACACTTGATTTTCGAAAAACAGCTCCTAGTTGGTTGGGAAGATTTCTTATGAGTGATGAAGCTGTGGAAGATATCCTTGGTGCCAAGACAAAATACAATAAGTAATAATGGGCTCTCTTCAGAGGGCCTTTTATATTTGGAGGACTGAGTTATGAGAATACATTGCGAAAATTATAGCAGTGACGACATAAAGCGAGTATATATTTGCTTAGTGAACACGAACGAATTACTTGGATTGGATGTAGTGAATCCAGTGGACGGTAGCCCAGTATTGAAAGGATTTAATAAATCAAATACAACAAAGATAGATTTTGAAGATGGTTTGGAGCTTGATAATTTTATAGAAGCATTACTACAACTTCAGCATTATCACAGAGTTCACGCTGGAGTATGGAGGGTTATGAAGTGAGTGAACAGCTTGGAAAATCAACGGATGTGTTAATACCTAAAAACAAAAAATGGTTCTAAAGTATCTGTAGGAAAATTATATACTGTGACTTTTAACATTGATCATCATTTTAATTGGTTTCAGAAAAAAATGATTAAATGGTGTTTCGGGTTAACAGTGGAAGATTATACGGAGGAATAAGTTATGTTATATATTTGTGTGAGAACGTATGCAGATGGAAAATACATTAATATGGTATTTCCTAGGATATTCACAAACTATCATGAATGTATAGAGATGTGTATAGATCTTCAACAAAAACTTGGTCAAGAATCCGATGAACGTTGGATTCCTTTTCCATTGTATCAAGAAGATTGACACGCACATTTTACAACTCCTTATACGCAAGAAACGGATAAAAACAATCAAGGAGGAATTGTATTATGTTAAACGAAAAAATCAAAGAAAAGGCAAAGAATGGAGCTGAAAAGGTTAAAGATTTTTGGGATGATTATGGTTTAGTCATTGGTTATTGTGCTGTTTGCGTTGCTATTCCGGTTGGAATAATTGCGTTAGGAAGCCGTAAAAGTAAAAAATTTGATGTAGCATGGCGAGAAGCACAGAAACAAATGTTGGACAGTAATCGTAACTATGATTATGGACCGTATAAGCTTTGTAAGTTCTTTGATCCGAACACTTTGGAAGAAATCGGAAAAGTAATGATGCATAAAACAAGTGTTGAAGCGTTTTTGGATTATAAGTAATTGCAAGATTGGGGCTTGTGTTTAACACAGGCTCTTTTCTTTTATTATGTTTATTTTAGGAGGTATGAGATGGTAGTTGATAGTGATTTAAGAGAAGTAAACTTTGAGAAGTATTGTATTATTTGTAAACATGCGGAATGTCCAGAGCACGAAGATCCTTGTTTTGAGTGTTTAGATAATCCACTTAATTATTGTACAGAGAAACCTGTAAAGTGGGAGGAGAAGAAATGAAACCTAAGCATGCATGGAATAGGAAACCTAATGGGACATATAGCAATTTAAGGCATTATCGGAACTGGAAAATGAGGCTCGGTCGCCGGTGTTGTAGGCGGGACGGTTCCATACGTATTATCGTTAATAACCGTCAGAAAATGGCAGGAAAGCCTATGAGACGCACACGACAAATAGAAATAGCGAAGATGAGATACTTAGAGTATCTTGTGAAACAGTATTTTGGAGGTAACAGTAGTGAGTCATGATATGAAGAAGAGCTCGTCTGAGAAGCGGGCTGAACGAGAACAGGTATTACATGGTCAGCAGTGCCGATATTCTCGTATGGAGCGAGATGGAAGACGTGAAGTAGCAGAGAAACATTTTAAGCATAAACCATATGGGAGGATGGAGTAAATAATGAGCAGATTAGGAACAGAGTTGCCGAAAGAGTATTCGGACAGATTTGATGAATTACGGCAGAATCGTGTAGAGGTTAGCTATTATAAATATGGAACTGCCGCAGACAACTTTGGAATGAAGCTGGTGAATGCACTGGAAAGTCACGATATGTGTGTTAAGAAGTATTTGAAGACAGGTGACACTGAGTATCTTTGTGATGCTGCCAATTATTTAATGTTTGAATTTATGTACCCTCAGCGCGAGGGTGCTTTTTTTAAGTCTACAGACAGCGGAGAAAGCGCTGGAGTAGCTGGAACACCAATAAATCAGCTTAAGGAGAAGTGGTATTGATATGTGTTGGATGGGGACTGATACGAAATATGGTTCACAAATGCCGATCAGTGAGCTGTTACAAGTTGTTGCTGAAATTGAAAGCACGTCTGGGTTAAGTATTTACGACATTCTTATGTATTTTCAAGAAGGATATATACTTCAGGAACAGCCTGTTAGAAAACAATTTTATAATATAGGAGGACATATATTATGAGCGAACGGAACAATGTTTTATATTTGGTTGTGGCAGATACATTAAAGAGTGCTAAGCAGTTAATGGATGCGTTTACATTCAGTAATATGCATGAATTGTCAAAAGTTTCTCGTGCTGAACGTACTGTTTATTTAAAAGATGGGAGGATATTTAAGTTTACTTCTATGACAAGTAACAATTCGATTGTTCGAGGTCGACGAAACTGGAATATATACAGTGGTGAAGCATTTGAGGAGGAGTTTTTGAATGACAATAAGTAATTTGTGTGTTGGATTTGTGGTTTTTATTGGACTGCTTGTAATAACAGGTATACTAGGTTGGCTCTTTATGTGGGTGAACGACGAAGAGAGCTCATGTATGATATTTTTCGCTTGGTTTATATCAACCATCGGTTTAGCAATATGTCTTACTTATATTTTAGTTACGAAAGGTTTTATTTAGAAAGGTGTAGAAAAGATGAGCGAAAGATGTAAAGCAATTGACAAAGAGTTAAGCAGGAACGGGTCTGGATATTTTGACCCGACTGCTTACAAGGCTATGAAGCGTGTAGAAGCCGATGAGAGAAAGTATGGCAGGGATTATGAGAGATTCTATAATCTGTTAAATACAATCTTTTATATTTGTAATTTGGCTGGGTTTCATGTGGAGGGTCGGATCGTGTTGACTGACAAAAAGACAGGAAAGGTATGGAAGTGATGATCGTTTATGGAATAATGGTATTTATTTGCATATTCGAGATGTTCGAAACCAGAGATCCGTTATATGCTGTGGCTGCTGGGATATTTGGAGTAGCTTTGGAGATTTGCTGTAGGAAGGATGGTGACGAGAAATGATATTTATAGTATCTACATGCGGTGACATACCTAAAGAAGAGTTAATTGAATTGCAGAAGCGACTCGAAGCAGAAGCGAACAGTCCCAATAAAAATAAGGTAATGTGCCTTCCGAGATTTGCTACTATTGCGAGTATTGATGATTGTAATTCGATAAAAGCAAAGGTAACAATGAACACAGATGTCAAAACGACATCTATAGGATTCAAACCTAGCGAACTTGGCAAATAGGGAGAGACTATGTCAAAAACTGCTATTAAAGATATGGTAGAGTTACCAGATATATCCATTCACTTCATTGTGATTGGACCAGGAACAAATAAGTAAAGAACTATATATTTCAAAAGTTAGGGCACTAATTACTGGTGCTCTTACTTTTTTTGATGTAGAAGGAGACAAATAAATGAAATTAGTAGGCTGGGATTTATATTTAATGAAATTTGTTTGCTATATTGCTGGGGCGATTTCTAAGGATATGCGGTGGTTCATTGTCGCAGCTTTGTTTGCAATTGCTCATGAATTGAAAAATATTTGGAATAAAAAGGAGAATAGCAATGAATCATGACGATAAAAATGACTTAATCGTATCTTTATCAATGTGGGCAATATATTGGTTAATTGTAATAGTGGTTTTAAAGGGGCTGGGATTATGATATTCGTAGTGAAGGCTATTAATAAACGTTCTGAAGAAGAATTGCATATGTTACATGATCGGTTAGTTGAAGAGCTTGGTGACGTAAAAAAAAGCAGACATGCGGTATTATGTTTACCTGCTGATTGCACATGCTCTTGCATTAATGACTATAATATGAATGATGTAAAGGTGGTTGTCACGGATCATGAAGATAATTGATATTTTTAAAAGAGAGTGGCCGGGATTGGCGGAGCAGATGGTGA